CAGACAAATTAAAACCTTTTTCTTTTAGAGTATTAAAAGAAGATTGTTTAGATTTACCAGAAAAAACCCTAAAAGAGATTCAAAATGAAATAAAAAAAGATGAAAAGGGATTCTAAAGATATTACAGCAGAAACAATAAAAAAACTAAATGAATTAGAGGAACAGATAAAAGGTCATTTAGCTTATAGACAATTAATTATAACTTCAGCACGATCTAACCAACCTTCGGAAACTGTTGTTAATGGTTTAAAATTTGCAGCAGAACAAATAAAGGAAAAAAATTGGTCAATGGTAGCCCGGGTAGGAGGAACATCAGGAGATTTACAATCTCGTGGAGCATGTCCTGTATGTGATGTTAATATTATGGCTATAACACAACGACCTAGAGAATCTGCATTTCCTTGTCATGTAAAAGGATGTCCTTATGAATAAAATAGATTTTGAAAAAGACCAAGAAGAAGTATTAACAAGAACTAAAGAAATAAGATCTTTATCCGATCAAGTTCTTAAATTAAGAGATTTAGAAAATGAATTTAAAGTTGATGAAGAAACTTTAAAAAATAAACAAAAAGAAATTGACAGAATTTCACAAGATGTAATCCCAACTCTGTTATCAGAGATGGGATTAAGTTCTTTAAAACTTGCTGATGGATCAGCAGTGGATGTGAAACCGTTTTATAGCGCAAGCATCTCTATTAGAAATAGGGAAGCTGCATATAAATGGCTTCGTGACAATGGCCTAGGTGATATTATAAAAAATGATATTACCGTTTCCTTTGGACGTCATGAAGATAACAAGGCGGTAGATTATGCTAACCTTGCGAAGGGTCACGGGTTCGAACCAACACAAAAGTTGAAGGTCGAACCTATGACTCTCAAAGCGCTAGTCCGTGAGCGTATTGAGGCAGGAAAAGAAATGCCAATGGATATATTTAACGTGTTTGTAGGAAACCGAACCAAATTAACAAAGAAACAATAACAATGAACCAAGAACAACAAAAAACGGCGCCGACTACAACAGGCGCAAGAAACATTGCATCAGCGGATCTATTTGAGCAAGATGCTAATGCAGGCTTTCAAACAATGACGCAAGAAGATCTTGCGTTACCATTTTTGAAAGTTTTAGGACAGATGTCTCCAGAAGTAAATAAGAGACACGCTAAATATATCGAGAAAGCACAACCCGGTATGATCCTAAACACTGTCTCCAACGAACTTTACGACGGGACAGAAGGTATCCAAGTAATTCCATGTTTTTATAAAAGAGAATATGTGGAATGGAGAGACAGAGGAGAATCTTTAGGTGCACCAGTTAACATCTATCCCTCTTCATCTGACATCATAACCAAGACAACATCTGATGCAAATAACAAAGATAGATTACCTAATGGTAACTATCTTGAAAACACTGCAAGTCACTTTGTATTAGTCACTGGGACAAACACTTCAACAGCATTAATTACTATGAAATCTACTCAATTAAAAATTAGTAGAAAGTGGAACTCAATGATGTCTGGAATAAAGATGAAAGGTAAAAATGGATTATTTACCCCAGCATCTTACAGTCATGTTTATAAATTGAAGACTGTTCAACAGTCTAACGATAAAGGAACATGGTTTGGTTGGGATGTTAGTAAAATTGGTCAAGTCCAAGACAAAGCTGTGTATGACCAAGCTAAAAGTTTCTCAAGTAATATATCTAAGGGAAACATTAAAGCAAAACATGGGGTAGATTCTGAAAAATCCGAATCAACTCCTTACTAAACGAATTCCTTCGGGAAGAAGTTGCAACAAGAGGCGCCAAAGCGAGAGTGGAAGCGCCTCTTACCGGAGTTATTATGACACGATTTGAAGAAATATTTGATGGATTAAAAAGAGCTCATGGATGTACTTACATTAAAACTCAGCCAGCCGATGGAGAAAAAATAAAAGGAAAATCTTTTGTTAAAAGAGAACTAGTCACATCAGACCATTATTTAAAACATCTACAAGGTATAGAACCTACACTTGGAATTATACCTATACGAGATGACAATAAATGTATATGGGGTTGCATTGATATAGATTCTTATGCAGGGTTCGACCATAAAAAATTATTAAACAAAATTAAAATATTAAAATTACCACTAGTAATATGCAGATCTAAAAGCGGGGGTGCACATATCTTTTTATTTTCAACAAAATTTATACCAGCAAAAATAATGAGGGATAAACTATTGGAAATAAGGGCTATACTTGGATTTGCTAATTCAGAAATATTCCCAAAACAAATAGAATTAAAATCAGAAGAAGATACAGGAAACTTTTTAAATCTTCCTTACTTCAATGGAGACGATACAACAAGATATGCTTTTAAAGAAGATGGAACAGCAGCAAACTTAGAAGAATTTTATGGGATCTATAATAATGTAAAACAACTAGATGTTGGTCTCATAAAACTGGAGAGGCCCAAATCAGATTTTTCTGATGGGCCTCCCTGTATTGAAACTCTAGCTTTAAGTAAAATTGCAGAGAATAGAAATTTAGCTCTATTTCATTTTGCAGTTTTTGCTAAAAAGAAATGGAAGAACTGGAAAGAAAAAATTTCGTGGTTTCATGAAAACTATATGGTGGGAGATTTAGATCAACAAGAAATTGATACAATTAAAAAACAACATGAGAAAAAGGATTGGGGATTTAAATGTAATGATGAACCAATGTATAGTCATTGTGATAAAACATTATGTAGAAAAAGAAAACATGGTATAGGAAACGCGCCCACATTTCCGGAACTAAGTGACTTACAAGAAATCCGATTAGAATATCCTTATTATTATCTAAACGTAGACGGTAAAAGATTAAAATTAGATAGTCCAAAACATTTAAGACAACAGTCTTTATTTGAAGAAGCATGTATTGCTGGAGTAGGAATGCTTCCACCAACATTAAAAACTAAAGATTGGAAAGTATTAATGAATGAATTATTATCTGGAAGAGAAATAATTGAAGCACCTGAGGGGATGAAAACAGAAGATCAATTATTAGAGCACTTAGAAGATTATTGTAGCGACAGAAGACAAACAAAAAGAAAACAAGATATAGAAAGAGGAAATGTTTGGAGTGATGAGGAAAATCATTATTTTAAATTCAGACATTTTTTTCATGAGCATTTACAAAGAAGAAGATGGGCACATGATTATCAAAAAACTTCTGCATGGATGAAAGAATGGTTTGATGCAAAAATAAAAGTACTTGATGCTGGGGGAAAAAGCATAAAAGTAATGTATGTTAAAAAATTTGAGGATAAAAAAACAGATTTTAAATCACCAGGCTATAAACCAAAAGCTAATTTTTAATGAAAACAATAGTATTAGGACCACCAGGAACTGGGAAAACATTTACTTTATTAAATGAAGTAGATAATTATCTAAAGAAAACAGATCCAGATAAAATAGGTTATTTTGCTTTTACACAAAAAGCTGCACACGAAGCAAGGGACAGAGCAATGAAAAAATTTAATTTAACTGAGGATGATTTACCTTATTTTAGAACCTTACATTCATTAGCATTTAGAAGACTTGGTTTAAAAAAAGAAAATGTAATGCAACCTTTTCATTATAAAGATTTGGGCGAAACATTAAAACTTCCTTTATCTGTCCCTGCGTGGGATAACGATGAAGGCAATTCGTTTTTTACTTCTGACAGTGAAGAACTCAGTATCATTGATAAAGCAAGACATAGAGAGATTAGTGTAATGCAACAATATGATCTTGGAGAACACACTAAAGAAGTATCCAGAGAAAAATTAGTTATATTAGATCAAGAAATAAAAAAATATAAGAAGGAATATAATCTAATAGATTTTCATGACATGATCACAGAATTTATTAAGAGTGATAAATGTCCTAAGTTTGATGTAGTATTTATAGATGAAGCACAAGATTTATCTAAAGTACAATGGGCCATGGCAAAAAACATTTGGAACAATACTGACGATTCATTTGTTGCTGGTGATGATGATCAAGCAATTTTTAGATGGGCGGGTGCTGATGTAGATAGTTTTATTGCACTCGATGGTAAAATTAATCAATTAATTCAATCATTTAGGGTTCCTATCAAAATTCATAAATTAGCGGCCAATATTGTAAACAGAATTTCAAAAAGAATCAACAAAAATTGGTTGCCTTCTAAACGAGAAGGAGAGATTAAATGGTATGATGGTTTTGACCAAGTTGATTTAAAAGGTGGTAACTGGTTAGTTTTAAGTAGAACTAATTATCAATTACACGACATTGAAAAAGTTTTATTTGAAGATGGAAGGTATTTTAAAAATAGAAATAAAAGAAATTATGAATCAGATTTATACCAAGCTATAACTGATTATGAAAATTTAAGAAAGGGACAACCACTTCCTTACAAATCTGTAGAAAAAATTTATAGTTATATGACAAGTAGTCATAACAATAAGAAAAGTCTTACCGGAATGGCCAAAGAATCTTTTTATAATATAGATCAATTAAAAAAAGACTATGGTTTAAAAACTGATAAAGTTTGGTATGAAGCTTTTGATGATGCTCCCTATAAAAGAGTAGAATATATAAGATCTATGAAAACTCACGGAGAAAAATTAAACAAGGACCCCAGAATTAATTTATCAACTATACACGGAGCTAAAGGTGGCGAATGTGAGAATGTAGTTTTATTAACTGACCTTACAGAAAATACATTAAAAGGATATGAATCTAATCCTGATGATGAAGAAAGATTATTTTATGTAGGAGCAACACGAACTAAAGAAACATTACACATAATTAGGCCAAAAGATAATTATAAAGGATACAAAATATGAGCGTTTGGGAAAAACAGATTGGAGGAAGACATTATAAAAAAATGAAAATTCAACCAAGTGAATTTGTTCATCAGAACAAAATGTTGTTTGCTGAAGGTAATATTATTAAATACGTTTGTCGTCATCCTTACAAAGATGGCAAACAAGATTTATTAAAAGCTATACACTATTGTGAAATGATTATTGAAAGAGACTATCCTGAAAAAAAAGAATCATGGCTTCAAGGATATAAAAAATGGAAAGCAAAACAAATATGATACAACAACCTTTATTTACACCACAAACTGAATGGCTACCCCCTGAAGATTTTCCAGATTTATCTAAATATAAAGAAATAGCTATCGATTTAGAAACTAAAGATCCTGATCTAGTCAAAATGGGTTCAGGTTCCCCTACTAAAAACGGATGTATTACAGGAATTGCTATAGCTGTAGACGGATGGTCGGCTTATTATCCAATTGCTCATGAAGGAGGAGGAAATATGGATAAAAAGAAAGTGTTAAATTACTTTAGAACCATTCTAAAAAGCGATGTTATTAAAATTTTTCATAATGCTATGTATGACGTTTCTTGGCTTAGAGCCGAAGGAATTATGGTCAATGGACCTATTGTAGATACAATGATTGCAACAGCATTAGTTGATGAAAATAGACGAAGATATGATCTTAACAGTTGTTCACGAGAATATATTGGTAAAGGAAAAGATGAAGCTGCACTTTATATAGCAGCAAAAGACTGGGGAGTAGACCCTAAAGCTGAAATGTACAAACTTCCAGCTATGTATGTGGGAGCTTATGCAGAAAAGGATGCAGAAATAACGTTAGACCTATGGAAGTATTTAAAAAAAGAAATACTCAATCAGGATCTTCAATCTATTTTTAATCTAGAAACTGATCTTTTTCCTTGTCTGGTCGACATGCGTTTTTTAGGCGTTCGTGTAGATATTGAAAAGGCGCACAAATTAAAAAAACAGTTAAGTAAAGAAGAAAAATTATGCTTACAAGAAGTAAAAAAAGAAACAGGAGTAGAAACCCAAATATGGGCAGCACGCAGTATTGCTCGAGTTTTTGAAAAACTCCACCTACAATTTGACCGCACTGAAAAAACAAATTCCCCATCATTTACAAAAAACTTTTTACAGAATCACCCCCACCCACTGGTGAAACAAATAGCCCGGGCTCGTGAAATAAATAAGGCCCATACCACCTTCATTGATACCATAATCAAACATTCCCACAAGGGGAGAATATATTCTGAAATAAATCAACTGAGATCTGATAATGGAGGAACCGTAACAGGAAGATTTTCCTACAGTAATCCAAATTTACAGCAGATTCCAGCGAGAGATAAAGTACTAGGACCTATGATTAGATCTTTATTTTTACCAGAAAAAGACTGTGTATGGGGTGTTTTTGATTACAATCAACAGGAACCAAGACTCGTTGTACATTATGCAGCATTACAAAACTTATATGGAGTTAATGAAATTATAGAAGAATATAATGACGGCGATGCAGACTTCCATAGTATTGTAGCTGAAATAGCGGACATACCAAGACTTCAAGCAAAAACAATTAATCTTGGTTTATTTTATGGTATGGGAAAAACTAAATTACAAGCAGAACTAGGAGTTAGTAAAGATAAGGCCGATGAATTATTTAAAAAATATCATTCACAAGTTCCATTTGTCAAACAATTAATGAACGCTGTAATGAAAAGAGCACAAGAATCAGGTAGAATCCGGACGCTCTTGGGTCGTGTTTGCCGCTTCCCTCTATGGGAACCAGCACAATTTGGAATTCATAAAGCCTTGACACATGAAGAAGCACTCAGGGAACACGGACCGGGGATTAAACGTGCTTATACTTACAAAGCTTTAAATAGATTAATACAAGGATCAGCTGCGGACATGACTAAAAAAGCTATGTTGGAGCTTTATAAAGAAGGAATTACACCACATATTCAGGTACATGATGAGTTGGATATCTCCGTAGAAAATGATATAAAAGCGAATAAAATAAAACAAATAATGGAAAATGCCGTTACACTTGAAGTTCCAAATAAAATAGACTATGAGTGCGGTACAAATTGGGGTAACATAAAATGATAATATATGGAAAAACACCAAAAGATTGGCTAAAAACAGCTACACAACATAAAAAAACAGTTATAGTAAGTGTTGTTGTAATTATTGCTGTTCTAGCTTTAATTTTCTAGTACAATCTTTTGCGCAAAGTTGCGCTAAAAAAATAACCAGAGGGAGGGTTTCTTATGAAAAAATTTAAGAAAATCTGGATTAGATTTAAGGTTCGTCTCTTAAAAAGGTATTTTGAGATGATAGGTTTGATACAAAAAAAAGATGAGTAACTGTAAAAATTGTAATTGTAATTGTCATTGTAACAAGCAGGGGCATGAGGATGTATATGGGCCTTGTACTTGTAACAAATGTGAATGTAATAGTGAGGCAGAAAGTGTTCTAGAAAATGAGGGTGGACTAATAATTGATGAAACAGGAGAATGTGATTCATGTCAATAAACAAAACAAAATGTTGTAATACACATACTAAAGAAAAAGAAGATTCAGGAGAGTGCTGCCAAACAAAAAGTATTCACGAATTAGCTTTACAAAATCCAACTAAAACATATAATGAGTTAGAACAAATGAAAGAAGAAGAACGACTGTAACTAATGTCATTAAAAATTTCGGACGAAGCAAAAGTTCAAATGCCTATGAAGACAGTTGCGAGTCTCATCGCGCTGGTCGCGATCGGAACATGGGCTTTTTTTGCTATTCAAGAAAAATTAAATCAACACTCTACTCAGTTAGAGATAATGGACAAAGATCTAGTTATGAATACAGAATTCAGGATCAAATGGCCAAGGGGGTTACTGTAGGTAGTCTTCCGGCTGACTCAGAACAATTTATGCTCATCGAGGAACTTTACAAACAAAGCGATAAAGTACAAACACGAGTAGATGGTATGTTACATAATGAAGTTAATATAAAAGCTTTAGAA